ATTCTCTGACATCGAGGGTGTATCTGCCGTGGTTCAGGTTGGTGCTGAATACGGTGTTTACCATGATTTCTGGTGCTACGGTATGACTGCTCCCAACTACTTAGGCTATGAGCTTGAGGACTTGAGGGGAGATGCTTATATTCCTAAGCCCAACGTCATCAAAGGGCGCAAGAAGCGCATTGGTTTGAGATGGCAAGGTAGTTCCAAGTTCGAGGACGATCACAACAAGCGCTTCCCCTATCAACTGATGTTTGATGCAGTCAGGGATGCTGATTATGAGTTCATTTCCTTACAGAGAGATGAAGGTGCAGATGCTTGCCCAACATGGGTAAAACAAGTACCATTGAACACATGGGAAGACACCAAGCAAGCGGTGGCTTCTTGTGATCTGGTCATCAGTTCTTGTACGTCTGTGAGCCACTTGAGTGCGGCAATGGGGATTGAGACTTGGGTGGTTATTCCTGTGATGGGATACTACTTGTACGCTTTGGACGGTGAGAAAACCCCTTACTACGACACAATGACTTTGTTTAGACAAGAAGTGTTTGGTGAGTGGGAATCACCATTTAACAAGATCAAAGAACGCCTGAACGCAAATAAAGTTGAATTAAGGATGGTATCGTGAGTTACAGATATGGCGCATCATACTTAGACCCGGGGCTAAACACCCTTGTTGCGCCTACGGGTACGATTGTTTATAACTTATATGCATGGGGCGTAGGAACTAATGGTGTTCTTGGATTGGGAAATACAACATCGTATTCTTCCCCCAAGCAAGTTGGCTCGTTAACCAATTGGTTAAAAATATCTGGAGGACTTTATACTTCTTTTTCTATTAAGACTGATGGAACACTTTGGACTTGGGGTCATAACAACTTCGGCCAACTAGGTCTTAACAGCAGAACTAGCTATTCATCTCCCAAACAAGTTGGTGCATTAACAAATTGGTTGCAGGTTGCTTGCGGCTTTTATCATACTTTAGCAATAAAAAGTGATGGTACTTTGTGGTCTTGGGGATTTAACAATCATGGTCAACTTGGTCTTAGTAATGTAACTAATTATTCCAGCCCAAAACAAGTTGGTTCTTTGACCAATTGGCTTAGTATTGCATGTGGCTACTTTTATAATACAGCAATTAAAACTGATGGAACACTATGGTCTTGGGGACAAAATAACTATGGGCAATTGGGATTAAATAATATAACTTATTATTCCAGCCCAAAACAAGTTGGTGCATTAACAAATTGGTTGCAGGTTGCTTGTGGTTCGTACGCAAGTTTTGCAATTAAAACAGATGGAACTTTATGGTCTTGGGGATATAATATATATGGTCAGCTTGGACTTAACAACAGAACATCTTATTCCTCACCAAAACAAATTGGAGCTTTAACAACTTGGTTAAATGTAGTTTCTGGCTATGCTTGCAGTCTTTCAATTAAAACTAATGGTACTTTGTGGTCATGGGGAGCAAATGACCAAGGGCAATTGGGTCTAGGAAACCGTACTTATTACTCTTCCCCAAAACAAGTTGGATCATTAACTACATGGAATAAAATTTCTGCTAGTGCTTCTCATATAGGTGGTATTTTATCTAATAGTACTCTTTGGATGTGGGGCATTGGTAATGGCAGCTTAGGTTTGGGAACCAATACGCCTTATTCATCCCCAAAACAAGTTGGAACATTAACTAACTGGAATACGGTAAATTGTAGTCCACAAAATACAATGGCCCTAGCCTACTAATATGCCAATAGTCTACCCATACACACAATACGGAGGAGTCTGGAACCTGACTAGCCAATCACAGGCTCAGGGGGCAGGGACTTGGGCTGTTCCTCCTCAGCCATATTTGTATACTTGGGGTCAAAACAATTTGGGTCAATTGGGTTTAAATAACACAACAAATTATTCTTCACCCAAACAAGTAGGATCTACGGCGAACTGGTCAAATTTAGCTAGTGGGCAACTTTGCACTTTTGCTACCAAAATAAGTGGAACATTATGGTCTTGGGGATACAACTCTAATGGTCAATTGGGCCTTGGAAGCACAACCAGTTATTCATCTCCAAAACAAGTTGGTGCATTAACAAATTGGTTAAATGTATCAAGTGGTAATTATTCCACTATAGCTATAAAAACAGATGGTACATTGTGGGCGTGGGGGTTTAATGGTGATGGTCAGTTAGGATTAGGAAATACTACAAAGTACTCTAGCCCTAAACAAGTTGGCGCATTAACCAACTGGTCAAAAGTATCATGCGCGAAGCAAGCCAGTATAGCTATAAAAACTGACGGCACATTGTGGTCATGGGGTAATAACACAAGTGGACAATTGGGTCTTGGTAATACAGCTTATTACTCTTCTCCCAAGCAAGTTGGATCATTAACAACGTGGTCAAATTTAATTAGTAGTAGAGGTTTTACATTAGCCACCAAAACAGATGGAACTTTATGGTCTTGGGGGTACAATGGTCAAGGTCAATTAGGGCTTGGAACCACAACCAACTATTCATCTCCAAAGCAAGTCGGCGCATTAACAAATTGGTTAAATGTATCTGCTGGGTATTACCATACCTTAGCAATAAAAACAGACGGAACCATTTGGTCTTGGGGGGGGAACGCTTTTGGTCAACTTGGGATTGGTAATACAACATACTACTCATCGCCTAAGCAAATTGGATTACTGACAAATTGGTTAAACATATCTGCTGCACAAAATTTTTCTGTAGTAACAAAAACTGACAGTACATTGTGGTCATGGGGACAAAATACTAGCGGTCAATTGGGTCTTGGAAACATAACAAATTATTCTTCTCCAAAACAAGTTGGAAGTTTAACCAATTGGGGTAATTTATTTAAAGGATGTTATGCATCATCAACATCTGCTTTGGCAAAATTTTAATTTTTCACAGGAGTAAATCATGTCTTTATATGTTCGTATCGTTAACGGGGCTGTTGCAGATTGCTGGGATACCCCTCCAGCAGAAGGCGTAGGTAACAATGGTTGGAAGAACGCCGTAGAAGTACGTCCTACCATCATTCCTAATCGCCAAGGCTACACAGCCCACACCTTTGATCTGACCAAAGACCCAGTAGAGATTGTGTATGGCACATTCGATATCAGCGTGGATGACCGCAAAGCTGGCATGAAAGCCAATGCCGCATTTACATTCCAACAAGTTGTCAACCAACAAGCTAGAAACGGTTCTGCTTATGACGCAAACGCAGTGGCTACAGCTTTAACTGCTATGCAAACAAGAGAAGCGGCAATTGATGCTTGTACAACTCACGACCAGTTGGATGCTTTGAATTGAAGCTTAACCTCGGATGTGGGTATAACAAGCTAGAAGGTTACGTCAACGTAGACAATGATGAGAATTGTAAGCCTGACGTACTAGCTGACTTGGAAGAGCGTTTGCCTTTCGAGGACAACTCAGTTGACGAGATCATACTGAACCATGTTCTTGAGCATTTAGGGCAAAGTACCAAGGTGTATTTCAACGTCTGGAAAGAGCTGTATCGTGTGTTAAAAGATGGTGGGTTGATCCTGATAACGGTTCCCCATCACAACCACGATAACTTTCACCATGACGCTACTCATGTGAGGAAGATCACGCCTCTTGGGATTGATATGTTTAACCAACAGCGCAATACCCAAACGATAGAGAATGGTGGTCAGGAGTCAACATTGGGACTCCAAATTGGCATAGACGTAGCTATTCAAGACGTAGGTTATGATTTAACACCGTGGTTCCAAGAGCACATTCAGGGGAAGCCTAGAGAGTTTGCTGAACTGGAGATGAACAAATACAATAACACTTGTTTCCAAGTTCATATCAAAGCCAAGGCATACAAGCCTGCTAGGAGTCAGAGATGAGGATTCTAATCATGGGGTTGCCCGGTTCGGGTAAGACTACTTTGGCTGAGAGCTTGGCCCATGAATTAGATTGCAATCACTTCAATGCGGACAAGGTAAGAGAGCAGTTTAACGACTGGGACTTTACTGCTGAGGGACGGCTAAGACAGGCAAGAAGGATGCGTGAGTTGGCAGATAAGACCGACTTGGCTATCTGTGACTTTGTATGTCCTCTGCCTGAGATGAGGGATATCTTTAATGCAGATGTAGTAATTTGGATGGATACTATCAAAGAGGGAAGGTTTAAGAATACCAACCAGATCTTTGAAGAGCCAGAAGAATACGATTTACGCTTTACTTCTTGGAACCCAGGAAACTTGGACATTGTGTTGGATTATTTAGGAGATGATCATGGCAGAAAAATGGATCAAAGATGCGATCAAGCATATGCCATTCCTGAAAGTATAAATTGAGCAAGCTTAGGATGTTTAGTGGAATGACAAATTCTGCACAGCACTTGGATGTTGTCAGGGTTGGTTCTCTCTACTGGGTGTTGAGAATGCGATTTAACATGATGCCCTTGAAGATCATTTGTTGCACCACATTCTTCACATTTACCACGTTCTTTGACAACATCTGCAATGACGCGGCGAGATTTATAAGTTCTTTCAGAGGATCCACCGTTCCATTTTGGATGGTTTGGGCCAGCCATTTTTCTTCCTCTGGCGGTTGCCATACAAGGTATAGAACAGTAGTCTCCAGTACCGCCTCTTCCTTTTCTTGTTTGAAACGCTTTGCCACATTCTTTGCAAATACGGTCAATCAAAGTTCTAGGTTTAATTGTTTTAATTTTGTGAGAACATTCTTTAGAGCAAGCATTTGTTTTGCCACGATAATGCGCTTTAAAGATTTGAAATTCTTTTGTGCAAGCAGGACAGACAAGAGTTATCTTGCCCCGTCCATCAAGTTTTCTATCGGAGTTTGTCATGGCTGAAAAGAAAAAGTGGATTCAGGATGCTATTAAACCACAAAATCGGGGTGCCCTGCGTAAAGAGCTGGGTGTCAAAGAAGGTAAAACGATTCCTGCAAAGAAGCTAGCTGCCGCTGCAAAGAAACCTGGTAAAACAGGGCAGCGTGCACGTCTGGCTGAGACCCTCAAGGGTCTAAAGAAGAAATAAGGTGATGCCATTGATCCGTTCACCCTTGTTGCTCTGGCGTCCGGGGCCTTTAAGATGTGCAAGGACGCTTGTGAGATGTACAAAGAAGGGCGTCAGATTGTTAATGACATTGCCCATGAGATTGATGGAGTTGTCAAAGACGTTAAGGACGTACAAAAGAAAGCGAAAGGGCTTCTTGGGTTCTTAACAGCTATATTCAGACCAGCTAAAAAGGAAGAGCAGTTGCAAGCTGCTCAGCCTGCGAAGAAGGTCAAAAAGAAGAAAGAGCCTCCACCAGAGTTTGACGAGAACCTCATTTACCAACAGGTCAGTGATGCTCTCATCAAGTTCTTCCAGGCGTACAACGCTCTTAAGAACTATGTGAAAGAACAGGAAGAATTTGCTCTGCATGCAAATAATGACGAAGGCCAGGAGGCTGCAATCAAAATCACGATTGCCAATTTGCAGATGGAGAAGCTGAATACGGAGTTGAGTGACTATATGGTATACCACGTCCCACACGAGTTGAAGGATTTGTATACTCGGGTCAATCAGCAAATTGGTCACATTGCCAATGTGCAAGCGCTTGCAAGACGAGAGGAAATGCTAAAGGAGCGTAGGGCAAAATGGCAACGGGAGCAAAAGGCGGATCTAATAAGGGGAAGAGTGGCGGCTTCAGCAATTACAGTGCTGTTGCTGATGTGGATATGGCTAATGATTCTCAGCATGACACACTCGCCATCTTATTGATTATTATTTTGTTGGTAATTCTTCTGTTGTTGATTCCGCTGATTGCCTGGATGTATGTGGATGTGAGGCAGATGGAACTGAGGGTCAACAAAGCTCTTGTAAGGATTGAAGGGAAATGATTAAAAAATTCAGTTTTGTATACACATCAATATTGATATGTATATTTTTTTCCTTTTTATTAACAGGTTGCAATAACGAATACAGATACCATTGTCAGGATCCTGAACATTGGGAAGATGAGGACTGTAAGGCTCCTCTTTGTGAAGTCAGTCAAACTTGTCCTTGGATGTTAACCGATGCTTACAAGCCTAAAAAACCTTAAAGAAGACGAAGTCAACGGCATAGTCCGCTTGCTTGATGCCTTCTCCAAGTTCTGCATTATGATCACCTTCTGCATCATATTGCTTTTTATTGTGGGCTTTTTTGTCTATGGTGTGGTGGCTGTAGAGCAACCTATGAAAGACATGGCGCCCAATGACAAGCTCACACATGACCTTCTCAAAATCATAGCCACGTCAATATTTAGCGTGTTGGCCGTGGTTATGGGGGCTAGAGCAATGATGCCAATACCCAACATGAATCCATGCGCTGGGATGATGCCTGGTATGCAGCCGATGATGGGAATGAATCCAATGATGCCAACCATGGGCTATAACCCTATGGCTCCATCTGGCGTGATGTCAGCTATGAACACGCCTTGGACGCCTCCTCCTCCTCCAAAGACGCCTCCAGTATTGGAGCATGACGAGGAACGTGAGAGAATGGCTATGGCTAGACAAAGCATGAAAGGCTCATGATGTTTAACCCTTATGTGTTAGTCGCAAGCTTGCTTGCAATCATAGGAGCGTATTTTTATGGACACCATCAAGGCTATCAAGAGTGCTATTCTGAAGCTGTGGCAAAAGTTGCAAAAGCCAACGACGCCGCAAGAGCCAAAGAACAAGAGTTAAACGAGAAGGTTAACCAGACCGCATCAGCATTAAGGAAGGCAAACAATGATGCTCAAGTTAAGATTACCAAGCTTACTGCTGACGTGCAGTCTGGGGCTTTGCGCTTGTCAATCCCCGTCACCTCCAATAGTGTATGTTCCTCCAACGCCACCGGAACTACCGGAGGAGATCAACCTCAAGCTAGAGCCGAACTTGACGGACAGGCTTCTGCAAATCTTATCGCCATCACAGCAGACGGGGACAAAGCCATCCGAGCCCTCCAAGCCTGCGTCGCCAGTTACAACCAAGTAAGAGAATCCCTCAAGGAGAAAATAGATGATTAAACTCGCAATCCCTCTCGCTGTTTTAGCCCTTGCTGGGTGTTCTTCTACCAGCGACTATCAAAAATATTCCGAAACCCAAGTAGCGATTGCTAGGTACAAAGCAGAGGCTGACAAAGCCAAGTATCAAGTATTGGCTGAAGTGGTCAAGAAAGGCGATCCTGCCGCTTCTGTGGCCGCTGTAATGTCCATGCAGATGGGATTTAGTGGTGGAGGTCAAGAGCAAAAGATTGACGCACCTAGAAGTTCAGGCGATGATGCTTTCAAGTGGGCATCATTGTTGTTACCCACCGTTGTTCAAGGATTTGGCATCTATGAAAACGCTAAAGTGGCTACCACACAGTCTAATAATGCTACAGCAACTGCTATTAACACTAATGGTACGTTTGCTTCTATTGCTAATACTGGGTCTAACAATCAAGCTGCTATGGCAGCTAATGCCAATGCAGGGATTGTAAGTGTGGCTGGCAATGCTACAACCGCCTTGACAAATATGGCTGCTAGTAATGTGACCAGTGTATCTAATGCTTTAAACAGTCAATCAGCTGCATATAACGGCCTGCTAAACAACGATTTAAACACCTTAAACAATGCAGTAAACAAACTAACCGTTGCCCCTGTAGTGATCACAAATGGCGTGATTCAGCACTAATATGAATGACAAAATAACGCTCATTTTGATGTGCCTGATAGTGGCCGTTCTTTTCATTATTATGGTTCAAGTATGATTTCTACAGAAAAACTTCATGCGTTAGGTATCGGTCCTGAATGGTCCGAGCCTTTGACCACAACCTTTACAACGTTTGGGATCAACGATGTTAACCGCCAAGCTGCGTTTATTGGACAGTGTTCACACGAGTGCAACCATTTCAAAACACTGGAAGAAAACCTCAACTATCGACCAGAAACCCTTCAAGCTCTCTTTGGTCACAAGTTCAAACCAGAAGAGTTTGCCGTTTACGCCCACCATGCCGAGAAGATTGCCAATCGGATTTATGCCAATAGAATGGGTAACAGAGATGAGGCGTCGGGAGATGGATGGCGCTTCCACGGTCGTGGATGTATACAGTTGACGGGACACGACAACTATTGGCATTTTGGCCAGGCCGTTCAAAAAGATCTTTTAACTGAGCCTCAGCTGGTGGCCACTCCAATGTACGCCGCTCTTTCGGCTGGGTGGTTTTGGCAAACCCACGGATGTAATGATTTGGCCGAATCCGAGAACTGGGAGGGCTTAACAAAACGCATAAATGGTGGTACATTTGGCCTTGAGGAACGCATTAAACTGACTCAACATGCGCTTGCCGTTCTGGGCGCTTAACTGCAAACGTGTATGCCACTCATTAAGCCTACATTCAGACCCGGCGTTAATCGCGAGAACACCCGTTATCACAACGAAGGTGGATGGTATGAATCCGACAAAGTACGGTTCCGTCAAGGAAGTCCTGAAAAAATAGGCGGCTGGACTCAATACTCATCAAGCACATTTTTAGGTGTCTGTCGCTTATTGTGGAACTGGATTACTCTAACCTCGCAAAACATTGTTGCTGTTGGTACAAATCTAAAGTTTTACTTAACAACTGGAGATCAATACTATGATATTACTCCAATTAGACAAGTCAGCACTTTAACAAATCCATTTACGGCCACAGCTGGGTTAG